GGTCCCGATTCGCTCATCGTCTCTCCTCGATTGTCCCCGGAGGCAGGGGAGCACCTCCGGGGTCACGGGCTCACGGGGTCGTGATTTCGCTGACACTCGTGAGCTTGAAGTTGCGCCGACGCTGACGCGTGGTCATGTTGCCGTACGTCGTGATGAAGCTGTAGCGAGCATCCACCGACGAGGCGAGACCGGTCGTCGCATTGGCCGACGCCATGTTGCCAGACAACCCCTTGGAGAACGGCGTCTGAGCGAAGTTGCGCTGGGAGTGGATGACCATCCCGACGTACTTGCTGTTGAGGCCGTACACGACACCGGGCGGGCAGTCGAAGTCCCAGTAGATCGGCGTCTGCTTGAACAGCAGGTTCATGAACCCGAGGTTCGCCGTCTTCGTGTCCGTGTAGCGGACCTGCGGGGTGAGCGTCGACTCGTAGAACTCGTAGACACCCTGACCGGTGAAGATGGCATCGACCCGGTCCGACCCGGAGTCCGAAGCGAGGTGATAGGCGTTGGACAGCGCCTTCTCGAGCCCGGTCGCATCGACTGCGCCGACATCGACAACCACCGACTTCCAGAATTGATTCCCCGCCACCGCCGGGTCGATGCCGCCCACCGGGGCGACGTCGTCGATCAGCGTGTCGAGGCTGTAGAAGTCCTTGGTCGGGTCGGCGAGACCACCGAGCGTGCCGTAGATCTGCTTGCTGAGACGGTTCTTGAGCGTCTCTTCGGCCTGCATCACCTTGGCTTCGAGCAGGTTGATCGCCTGCGCCTTGCCGTTGTTCATCGCCTCTTCGAGACCGGAGATGGCGATCGTCGCGTACAGCTGACGCCACGGATATTGCGCCGCCGAGATCCCTTCCTGCGGCGTGATCTGCAGCTGCTGCCATTCGGAGTAGCTGCCGGCCTCGCCTTCGGCGTAGATGATCGGCTCGACGATGGAGATGCCTCCGTCGACGGTGCGCACGCGCCCCTTCGACATGAGGTAGTTGAGCAGCGGTCGACCCTGGAAGATGTTGTTCGTCAGGGTCTTGCGGTAGTTGTGGAGGGTCGTCGTCAGGATGTCATCCCACGCGACCGGTACGTGTGCGGGGTTCGCCGCCATGTGGCCGTCCTTGGTAGAGGGTTCGGCCTACGGGCCTCCATGCTCTCGCAACGACGCTTCGTAGGCCTCCGATAGAGACATTTGTCCCTCGGCAGGCCCCGGCATCGATCCGCCCGCGCTGTTCGCGGATGGTCCACTACCGACCAACTGACTGGCCCGTTCCCCTGCGGCCCGACGCTGCTCTTCTTGCTGCTGTCGGGTCTCCTGCGCCTGTTGCCGAGCCTGATGAGCTCGATCGAACGCGATGTTCTTGTAGATCATGTCGAACGACTCTGGGCCCATGTTGGCTTGCAGCGCCGTCTGAATGACCTGACGAACGGTGGCCTGGTCTGCTTGGTACCTGCTCTGGAGCCCACTGATTGCGGAGCGCAACACTCGATCAGCTTGCTCGTACTCACGCTGCTGCATCAGTTGCCCGATGACCTGCTGCTGTTCGTCGAGCCGTCTCTGGACTGGGTCCGAGTACGCGGGTTCATCATCCAGGCCATCGTCGTAGGACGGCTGCTCCCAACCTTTCGGTGGTGGCGATTGCCCGAATTCGATTCCAGCTCTTCGAGCCAGGAGTCGGAGGGTCTCCTCCGGTTGTGTCTCTAGCGCCCGTTGAAGCGTCAGTGCGTATTCCGCTTGTTGACGCTGGGTCGCCAGCTCCTGGGTCTTGCGGGTGTAGTCAGCCGTGCGGCTGTACCCGTCGAGTGCCTCTCGCAGGGGCACCTCGAGTGTCTCTCCCCCCACCTTGACGGGGACGTAGCGGTCCGCGTACTCGGTGGGATCGAGGTACTCGCGGTACTCCGATTCCGTATCTGTGGTTTGTTCGTCTCCGCTGGATTGCCCGCCCTCTGCGGGGCCAACATCGTCCGAACTAGGTTCCCCTCCTTCTTGGAAGGGGTTGTAGTCCGACACGTCGAGTCCTTCCGGTTGCTCAGTGCCTGGTCGCTGTAAGTAAATCACATGGCGTCAACCACCGAGCGCTTGCAGCAGCTCGGGTGGCATCTGGTCCATCAATTCCGGTGGGATCTGCGGCGGTCCCATCGGCATCTGTTCGATCGGCGGTCCGCCGCCCATCTCGGCGGGCACGGGCATCGCCTCGGGTGGTGGCATCTGCTCGCCGGCGGGCAATGCCGGCTGCGGACCGGGCTGGCCTTCGGGCCCTTGCGGTGTCCCGCCTTCCTGCGGCACACCCTGCTGGCCCATGCCGGCCTGCTGTTCCATCGGACCGTTGAGCAGCTGGCTGACGTCTTTGATCTGGAACCCGTACTGCAAGACGTAGCGAGCAAGGCCGAGGGGGTTGACGACACCCGCACCCACGAAAGGTGCCATCGCATCGACGAGCTGCAACGCCGACTGACGCCGGAACGACTCGTTGCGCGGCTCTGTCGAGCCCCCCTCGACCTCGAAGTCGTAGCTCCCTTGGAGGTAGTCGGCGTCGTAGTTGATCCACGCGCGACCGGCAACCGACGTGATCCGGGCGACGTGGTCGCCGGTCAGGAACTGCTGCATCAACAGCACGATCGCCTCACCGCACTCGGCGAGGAACGTCTCGACCTTGGCCAGCTTGTCGCGGGCACGGGAGTTGGCGGCGTCCTGGATCATCGCCGCCTCGGTGGCCGTGCGGCGGATGTTCCCTTCCGGCGCGCCACGGGCGTAGTCGCTGACGCCGCTGACCGTGTTGATGTCCTCTTCGATCAGCTGGCTCTGGTTGTACATGTCCGGCGGTGTGCCGATCGAGGGCAGCGGGGCGATGTAGTTGGCCGGGTTGACGTCACCGATGATCGGGATCATCGTGTTGTCGACGTCGGACTCGAGGGCGCGCACGCCGTCCTCGTCGAACATGTCCCGGGCGTAGACCCATTTGCGAGCGAACCGCTTGCGGTGGTTCATCATCTGGTTGCGGGTCTCGTTGAGTTCCAACTGCAACGACTCGATCGATTCCAGATCCGACATCGGGTAGAAGTGGTCGGGGATCTCGTAGTTGCGGATCATCTTGAACGGGCAGAACGGGTAGGGCATCGGGGCCGGCTTGATCAGGAACTGGCTGTGGCCCTGGCCCGGTCCGCTGCCGTCCTTGGAACCTTCTTCGTCACCGTCGAGGGCGAACGTCGAGATCTCATTGCGCTTGAGGTCGTAGAACTCGAAGATCTCGCAGTACGACAACGCGCCCTGGTCGGGCTTGTCCTCGCCGCCGCGGCCATCGGCATCGCTGGTGTCCCACCGTGACCAGCTCGTCCCGTTGACGACCTTGCGCGCCTTGGGGTCGTAGCGACTGTCGACCTTGACGTCCTGCAGGATGCGCCAGGTGCGTTGGGCGATCCAGCGCATCTCTTTGGGATGGCGGGCGTCGGGGTCGACGAACATGTCGAAGATCGAGATGCGCTCGAGGAACGGTCGATCGTCGTAGATGTGCAGCTCCGACTCGGTGTTGCCGGGGACCGGTTCGCGATCGTCGACGCCTTCTGCGTCACCGGTGTCGATCGTGTTCTCGGTATCGGCTTCCCCGGACGCTTTCGACTGCGGTTCCTTGACGAACTTGTAGCCGGCCTTGATCCATCCGTGACCGCAGACGATCCAGTCGTCGACGGCCAGGCGGATCTCTTCTTGATAGCGGTGCTGTCGCCACAGGTAGTTGAGCACCTCTTCGACGATCACCGCCTGGGGTGCGCTGTCGGGCTTGCGGGCGTTGACCACGAAGCGCGGGTTGTTGATCGCCACGGACGGGGCGATGACGTTCTTGGTAGCGAACATCAAGTTGACGATCAGCTGGTCGTTGCGCGAGTTGCCCTCGTACTGCTTGCCCTTGTAGAGGTCGATCATCCGCTTCCACAGCAAGTCGTAGTTGTCGCTGTCGCGCCAGTTCTTCGACCGTTCGATCTCGTCGCGGCAGAACCGCAACTTCTCCGACAGCTTCATGTCACCTCGTTGGCGGCAGGCCACCAGCCGATGGCGGTGATGGTGGTGGTGGCGGTGGTGGCGGTGGCGGTGGCGTCGTGGTCTCGCCAGGGACCGTCGTCGTCGTCGTCGTCGACGAAGGCGGAGGAGGCGGAGGCGGCGGCGCGGCGGTGGTCGTGGTGTCGGAGCCATCGGGGCACACGTCGGCGTGGGAGACCTCCTTGTCCTGGAACGTCTCGGGGATGATGTAGCCCGCCTCCTGGAAGCCGACCGAGACGTGATCATCACCGGCCTTGATCCACACCTCCCCGGCGACCGGTGTCGCCCCCGGACCAAGGTCGGAGACCAGGCCGGGGCAGTCAGGGTGGTTGGACCCAATCGCTTGGACGACGGGCACGGCGACGGCGGTGCTCGCCGCAAGGGCACACAACGCCAACAGGATCTTCATCTCTTACCTTCCATAGTTGCTTGCTGGTTCGACATCTACGCCAAGGACGCGATCGCCGAGTATGTCAGCACGGCGTTCGGCGATCGTGGAATCGTGGAAGGTTCGACGGGTGTAGCCGCCGCCACCCCGGAAGGTGAAGCCGATGCTGCGCATGCGGCAGAGGAAACACAGTTCGCAGCCGGGCGTCTCTTCGACGCGCACAAC